ACTGCAATGTTTTGACGACGGGCTTTGACGCGCCGAATGTTGATTTGGTGGCGCTGGTGCGGGCCACGCTGTCGGCAGGCCTCTATGTGCAGATGGTGGGACGCGGTACGCGGCTCTCCGACGGAAAGGACGATTGCCTGATTTTGGATTATGGGCAGAACGTCCAGCGGCACGGGTTTATTGACCAAGTAAAAGCCAAGCGGCAGGGGGAAGGGGGCGACGGTGAAGCGCCAGCAAAGCAATGCCCAGATTGCCAGGAGATGATGCCAACGGCCACGCGGCTTTGCCCAGCGTGCGGGCATGAGTTTCCGCCGCCTGCGCTGAACCACGGCAACAGCGCCTATGGCGGGGCAGTGATGTCGTCTCAAGTTGTGGCCGAGTGGGTTGACGTGGATCACGTTGATTATGCGCGGCACAAAAAGCAGGGAAAGCCGGACAGCGTGAAGGTGACGTATCACTGCGGGTTGAAATCTGTGAGCGAGTGGCTTTGCCCAGATCACGGAGGCTATGCAGCAAGCCGTTACAGCGCCAGAAAACCCGCTCTGGGGGCAGATGCCGACAACACCGAAGATGCGCTTGCAGAGGCTCCGCTTTCGTGGAAGGTGCCGACGCGAATTAAGATCAAGCCGCGTGTGAGCGATCCGCGCTTTGATGAAATTGTGCAGCTTGATTACAGCGCCGGGCGGAAGCCCCAACCGCAGGGACAGGAATTGTCATGGGACGGGGGGGGCGATGATGACTGGGATGAAATACCCTTCTGAAAGCGAGGAGCAGATCGGCTTTTTGCGCTGGTTTGAATTGCAGTTTCGCGGGGTGTGGATTTTCCACATCCCAAACGGCGGGCATCGGGCGATCAGCGTTGCAAAGAAGATGAAGGCCGAGGGCGTCAAAGCTGGCGTTCCTGATTTATATGTGCCGCGCTGGAAGTTGTGGATTGAGATGAAACGACAAAAAGGCGGCAGGATCAGCAAAGATCAAGCCGCTTGGCACGAATATCTGACTGGCATTGGCGACACCGTGCTGGTCTGCAACGGTGCGACAAATGCTAGTCGGCAGGTGCTTGCGTTTGTGCAAGCGCGGCGCGAACAACAAACTGAGTGATTGACAGGCCAGAGTCGGCGGCGGCTTGTGCAATTTGCGCTTGCTGCTCTTGCGTAACGCGGCAGTGGATGACTTTATCTTTTCTCATGGCGATGCCCTTTTTGTGGTGTTGCGCAACACTATGGCAACACATGACCGATATCAAGGCAGGTACAATTATGTTTGCAACATCCGCTTGCAAGGCTGGGATTGTTGATGCGCGGGACTGGCTTAAAGAAAAGCAATACAAGCCCGATGAGGTGCGCTTGTATAAGAACGAAGGCATGGTCCTGGTGCAGGCCCTCAAAAACATTTCTATTCGGTAAGAAAGTGTGTTGCACCACCCGTTGCGGTGTGTATAAGGGATGCACGAATAGCAAATGAAGGAAAACCAATGAAACACTTTATCGCAGATTTAATCGGGGTCGCGGCCATCTTTGGCGGTGGCTATGCGTTCTTGATTATCGGACACGGTTTGGTCTGATGATGAAAGCCAGCGAAATCACAGTTATCAGCGAATACAATCGGATCGCGCAGTTGCAGCGCAACAATGGCTTGACCGTCGATCACGTCGCAATCTGCAACGTCATCGCGGCGAAATTCGGATACCGCCAGCAGGACGTGCTGGACATCATGGAGATCAAATAAATGATACAAGCATTTAGCACACATCCAACAATCGCCACGCGATATGAGGAACTTATCGGTCAGGCAATTTTGAGTTATGAGGGCGGGCGGAAGACCCCTCCATCATTGCACCGCCAGCACGGAAACAGCAAGAACATGGGAACCACCAAGCAGAAGCACACATGGCTGCAAGGTGAGTGGCGACGCCGCGCAACTCTTGTGCGGGCTTATCTCAAGAAGCACCCCGGCGCGCGCACGACTGACATTGCCGTGGGCGTTGGCGTCGAGATGAGGGCAATGGCCGCTTGGTGCGATAAGTTCCGCAACTCAGACGAAGACTACGGCATCCGCCACGTCAAAAGCATGGAAACCAAGAAGTACAACTACTGGCGATCTGAAGACACGCCGAAAGCAGGAGACGCAAAATGAAGGTTCTTGTAGCCTGCGAATACTCAGGGCGCGTGCGCGATGCCTTCATTGCAAAGGAGCACGACGCCATATCATGCGACCTACTGCCAACAGACGCACCTGGCCCGCACCACCAAGGCGACGTTTATGATATGCTGCAAGAGTGTTGGGATTTAATCGTTGCGCACCCGCCCTGCACGGCCCTGACAGTGGCAGGGAATAGCACCTACGGGGAAGGCCAGCCAAAGTACGCTGAACGCCTCGCGTCGGTGCGGTGGACCGTTGATTTGTGGGATGCCTGCAAAGCGGTATCACCGCGTGTCTGCTTTGAAAACCCTGTCGGCGTCCTGCCAAGGCTCGGCGGGATGCAGAAGCCGCACTACGTCCAGCCTTATCATTTCGGACATATGGAGCAAAAGAAAACCGGGTTGTTCTTGCATGGCTTGCCGCCTCTTAAACCAACCAACAACGTCTATAACGAAATGATGAAGTTGCCTAAGAACGTGAGAGAGCGGTTGCACTACTTGCCACCATCGCCTGACAGGTGGAAGATACGCAGCACGACCTACCAAGGCATTGCGGATGCAATGGCCGCACAGTGGGGAACCGTTAAAGAAAAAGGAGACGCAAAATGAAAACCACAATCATCATCACTGGCAAGATCGACACAGGCACCGCGTTTGGCGTCTGCCTGACGACAGGGGAAAAGGTATTTATCCCTGCCGCCGTTGCGAGGCCATTCGAGCTGGTCATCAACTCGGAGTGCGAGGCCATTGTCTTTGAGAATGTGCCGGAGAAGCGCGAAATCATCCCGCTGAAAGCCGTCAAGCTGTTTGGCGAACAAGTTGCTGCCGATGAACCAGATGACGCTTTAACGGACGATGAGGTGCTGGAACTGATTGCCGAGGACATCAACACATCGGCACATGAAGTTGCGCATTACTTTTACGAAAAACCTTTCAACAGCGAAAGGGCCGAAATTGAAGCCATCCTTGAGCGGCTGGCATCGGTTGGCAAGATCGCCAAGGCCGTTATCAGCATGGGGCCGCTTTTTGAGGTGCGCTATGCCATGACGCCGGATGCGTTCAAGCGAGTTGCGCAATGAAGTCTGACCCGCACAAACTCGCATATGACAGGATCTTCGTTGACAACGGAAACCGCAGGCTCGGCGGCAGCCTAAAGGCGATTCACGACAAGGGTGGAGACGATCTGATGCAATGGCTTGTTGACCAGACGCCGGAAGGCTCAACGATCATGGAAACGCTGGCCGCGATTGCGTCAGATGCGAAGTACGAAGACAGGGGAGAATAACTAATGACGGACGGAAACACGTACGCAATAAACCGCCACCTTGCCGAGCGCGAAGAACACGACATGCGCGAGATATTTGAGGCAGCATTGGCCGATGCAGAAGAAGCCCAAGCCTACGCGGAGGAACTTGAGGCCCGCGTTGCCCAACTCGAAGCCGAATTATCTGAACTCAAGAACGCACCGATCAGCTTTCTGCTGGATCACGGAAAAGGAGAATAACCGATGCCAACACTATCAACTGTCCTGACAATCATCACCGTATCGGGGGCCACGCTGCCTGCCGGATACTACGAAGTCACCACAACGCAGCTAACATGCGCCGATCACATCGACATCATGCTGACGATGGCCGCAGTGGATGGCGCGGAGGCCGACGGCTATTGCATCGACAGATTCACATCAATGCGCCCTGTTGCGCGGCCAGAGGGGGATGGACAATGAGTAAATTCACTGATGAACAAATATTAATGCTGGAACGCAGTATCAAACTAACACCGGACGGCCTGAACATCTTGGACGTTAGGGCCGATATCGAGGGCGATGTATCGGGCGATATTAAGGGCCACGTCTTGGGCAACGTCGAGGGCGACGTCGAGGGCGATGTCGTGGGCGATGTCAAGGGCAGCGTCTTGGGCGACGTCTTTGGCAGCGTCAAGCGCAGCGTCTGGGGCAGCGTCTGGGGCAACGTCTTTGGCAGCGTCTTGGGCAACGTCGAGGGCGATGTCGTGGGCAGCGTCTTTGGCAGCGTCAAGCGCAGCGTCTGGGGCAGCGTCTTGGGCAACGTCTTGGGCAACGTCGAGGGCGATGTCAAGGGCAGCGTCTTGGGCGACGTCTTTGGCAGCGTCAAGCGCAGCGTCTGGGGCCACGTCTGGGGCAACGTCGAGGGCGATGTCTTGGGCAACGTCGAGGGCGACGTCGAAGGCGATGTCGTGGGCGATGTCAAGGGCAGCGTCAAGGGCAGCGTCTTGGGCGACGTCTTTGGCAGCGTCAAGCGCAGCGTCTGGGGCAGCGTCTGGGGCAACGTCTTTGGCAGCGTCTTGGGCAACGTCGAGGGCGA